GGAAAGGCGGGCGTGTAACGCCCTGGCAACGTCGTCGGACCAATCGCCCCTGGGTGCGAAATGCCGCTCCAGCGCACGCACCAGCGTGGCGCGTTCTTCCCCTGTTATGTCGTAACGCGTTACCGGATTCAAGGCTTCCGCCTTGCTCTTGCGCTGCCGATAATCGCGCTGAATCTCGGCCCTGGTCTTCGCCTTTCCCGTGGCGGGGCGGCCCCGCTTGGGGGCCGGGATCAGTTCAAAGGTTTCCTTGTCGTGCGGGTCTTTCATCGCTCAGGCTCCGGCGCGAACGTGGGAAAAAACGGCGCGCTTGGCGGCATTCAGGTCGGCGCGGTCCAGCGGCAGGCGGTAGCGGTTCTCGCCCGATATGACGGTGACAAACGAATCGCCACGGTTCCACGTAAACACTTCGCGGTCGACCGCCCATTGGGTCGAGTAGGCGCCGGCGTGGTTCGGCTGGAGCTGGCTGATCTTGCGGATTTCGTTCGACAGTTGCATGGCGTGTCCCTCTCCTTGGTTGGTGAGGTTATTATAGTAACGCGTTACCGTTAATGCAAGAATTATTTTGCGTAACGCGTTACTTTTTTCAGCTTTCCGGCGGCGCGCTCGGGGCGGCGGGCGACACTGTGCGGACGCCACTGCCAGCGTTGGTCGCTCCGCTCGCAACGCTTGCAGTGCGCCCGATCAGTTGATCGGCGTCACTCCAGTGGGCGACGGCGGGGACGCCTGACCATGGCGTGACGCGGTAGCCATCAATCATGCATTGCCAGTTGATGCCGTCGGCCATCCTCTCGCACTGATCGGCCTGGACATAGCGCACGCCATGCAGCTGGGAGGCGAGCAGCACCATATCGGACATGGCGCCGGCCTGCGGTTCGGCGCGCTGGATCGACCCGGCAACGCGCCATTGCGGCGAGTCCTGGGTGGGCCGTGGCGGCGGCGGTGCCGCTTGCGGCGACGGCGCGGCCGGGGCCGGCAATGGCTCCATCGGCGGCAACATGGCCAGCAACGCGGCCTCGTCGTCCTGTGGCACGGGCGGCGGTTCGGCCATGCCGAAACCAGTCATGAAATAGCCATAGAGCCACCAGAGCAGGACCGGGATCAGCAGCACCGGCGCGGTGAAACTGAACAGGATCACCGGCGAACGGAAGATGTTCGCGCGCTTGTCGGCGGTGGACTCGTCCCCCACTTGACCCGTGGCTGACTGCGTGGCGCTGCTGTAGTAGCGGTACACCTTCGGCTTGTACTGGCCATAGAGCTGGCGAATCAGCCGCGAGCGCGGCGGATTCTGGCCGGTGGCGGCGCCCTGGAACACATCCACCCGGAATTTTTTCCGACTGCCGATGGCGGTGAGCTTGGACATGCGGTAGGTCTGTTCGACCAGCAGGCGGACCCAACTGGCCACCTGGGCGAGATCCTGCGTTACCAGCACGATCCGCATAGAGCGGCCCGCGTCATCGACGCGGTGCCGATGTTCGGCAAGCAAAGCCTTATCCGAAAGATAGGCGTTGTTCGACTTGAGGCCAGCCGGCCAGCGACGCCAGAGCTCGTCGAGAACGGCCACAGCGCCCGCGGGAATCAGGTCCGCGAGGTCGGGTCGCTCGAACCAGTCTGGCGGGAGTTGGGTGATCTTGGCACCGGGGGCGCCGTGATCGGCCAGCAAATCGTCAGACTCCAACGGGATATTGGTCACCACGTGCCGGCCTTCGGCCAGAGACGGAATGACCACGTGTTCGACCACGCCGTAGCTTTTGCCGTGACCGGGCAGGCCGGTGTATGCGTCGATGGCCATGTGTCACCCCACAAACGGCAGACGGCGAATGATGAACCGCAGCACATAGGCCGAAAGAATCATTGCGATGCCATCCCCAACCGCGAACTTCTGCGCGAAGAACAGCACGTTACCGGGAAGCGCAGAGAACGCCCCATCGGCGGCCTGGATGAAGCCGGGGACCGGCAGCGCTTCGAGCAGCGCGGCCAGACCATCGAGCAGCAGCTCCCACAGCTTGAGCGGCACCCAAAGGAGTAGGTCTTTCAGAAACTGCATGAGATCGGACATGACGGCTTCCTCAAGCGGACATAAGGACACGGATGGCGGCAAGCCCGAAGACCGCCAGAAAGATCGGGCGCAGCGGGTCGAGCCAGTGGGAGTCGTCGCACATGCTTTGCAGCGAGATCGTGCCGAGCATGTGGACGGTCGTGGACGGCATCGAGCAGGAGCCCTGACCGGTGAGGCCAACACCGCGCACGGCATCGACTATCGGGGCTGACTGGATACGGTCATAAAACGCTTTGGCGGCTCCGCCAAAGGTTCCGGCTTCCTCCAGTTCGGGCGCCTCGATAGCTTCCTCGGTTTCTTCCTCTGCTGGGTTGTCACAGCTCGGACCTGTGCAGGTGCTGGACTCAGGCCCCGGAGTGCCGTCCGCCTGGGTGTGCGAGTTGTTGACCGTGGTGGTGGTGGTGGTCTTACAAGCGTTGACACCGCTACAGGTCGTCGTGGTGGTGGTGGTCGTGGTGGTGGTGTCCTTCGACCCGTCTGCATTGGGACGCTCGACGGTTTCGGTGCGCGTGGTGCGCTCGACTTGCCCAGGCGCCGGTGTCTTGGGCAGGCACTGAAACTTCCCGTTTACCTCGCCGCAGGCCATCTTGCCCGGTTCGGTGTACTGATCGACCACGGTGCAGACGTAGCTGACGCGGCCCTCAGCGTCGGTGACCTTGTTGGTGCACTCCGACTGCCGGTCCGACGTGGGCGACGTGCTGGGCGGGGTGATCGGCTCGGGCGTGTCGCCCGCAGTGCAGGACTGCTCGTTGCCCCGGTAGCTGTACTTCTGGAACGCCCCGGACGGGTCGTTGTTGACGAAGCGATACGCGTCGCCTTCGGGTGCCGGCGACACATAGGCGCAGGAGTTATGACAAAGCTGATCCGGTGGCGGCGTGAAATTGGCATAGCCCCCGGTTGGCAAAATATCGGCGAGCTTCTGTTGGTGATAGATGATCCCATTCTCACCCGAACACTCAGGAGCTCCAACGCAGGCACCTGTAGCAGGATCAAAGGTTGCTCCATCCGGACACGAGTCCCCTTCGCGTCTAACGTCGCCAGCATGCAACTTTGTGCCATCTGGCCAGCCGGACGGGGCTGAAAAGCATTCCCATACAACATCGGTTTTGCGCTCGGCGGCTGTGAACCGGTGGCCCCGAGATTCGACGTGCAAGCGGCACGCCTCTACAGGTGTGGCGGCTGTTGTTGTGTAATTGGTCCCATAGTCGATGCGCCAAAAATAGTTGGCCGCGTGAGCTGGCAGCGAAAGGAAACCCAGCAGGAGCAGCCCGGCGATTGCTAGCCAGTTGCGCATAGTCACCACCCCCAAAAGGCAAGGGCGGCGCTGATCCCGCCAAAGATAAACAGTGTCAGGTAGTAGAGCTGGTCCATGATTTGCGGCTCCCTGAAAGTAAAACGGGGGCCGAAGCCCCCGCGTGATCTCGTAACGCGTTACTTGATCATGCCGAGCAGCTTGCGGGCACCCATGCGGGCGACCAAAGCCAGGGCGATGACGCCAGCGATGCCGCCGATGCCGGTAACGACGTCGGTGACGGATACAGCACTTACGATTGCGTCCATGTTTTCAGCCTCAGTTGAGCAGGGAAAGAAGGGCACGGGCGCAACGCCCAACGAACCACGCCGTGCCAACGATTACGAACCCCGCCGTGAACGCCGCGGCGAGCATGCCGGGGTCCAATTGCTCGACGGTGAACGGCTCAGGCACCGGGACCAGAGTCCAGACGCCGGAACACAGGGGGGCGCCATCCGTGGCGACGGTCACGTCGCCGGTACAGCGGAGGACGCCGGCAGCCATCAGGATGCCTTCGACAGTTGGGCGGGCTGGGCGGGCGTCAGCACGACGCGCAGGCTCATGGCGCCGAAGCGATCAACGCCGAAGGACGACGGGTGCAACACGTAGTCACCCGGCGAGTAAGGGTTCTGACCTTCCGGGACAACAACCTCGATTTTGTCGGGATACTGCTCGCCGGGGCGAAACAGCAAGGCGCGCTGCTTGCGAATGGAGTATTCGCGGTTGGTACGTGCGCTAGTACCGGAGGCGGTGCGCGTTTCCGTCGATTCGATCTTGATAACGATTGACATTCTCTGGCCTCTTTTGGCGCTTGTGGAGTAGTGCTGCGCCGTTATCATGCGGGAGGCGCTATACCGTCAATCGCCAAAAGACACTTTTATGCCGATCTGCGAGGGGGAACACATGGCTAATGCGAAGAACATCAAGATTGACCCGGAGTTGCACCACCGATTCAAAACACTCTGCTCCGCCCTGGGGATCAAGATGCAGGATGCGACGGACAGGATGCTTCGAGACTGGGTTGAGGCTTGGGAACCGCAAAAACTCGACCTCCGAGGAAAACCACTGCCCACTGTGACGGGCGCCATTCCCCCGAAGCGCGACACAACCA